ATTCAGATCAAAATAACACGCTCTGATGAAGTCACTTTAGAGGTGGCGGCATGAGGAACTTCCACATTTCACTCGAACATAACCAAGCTCAGAACCTTGTAGATCATTGGAACGCGCTGGCTAACATCAGCCATCAGCTAACATATGCTGAAGCGCATTTGATTATTGGTGAAGACAACTTTGATGATGAGTTGATTGCGGATGGGTCTGTAAGTGTAGAGGTTGGAAGAGCCGCCAGCGCCACAGGCAATCCAGCAACATTCACAGTCTGGGCAGATGATGTCTGCATTGAAGAGGTGGTTGCTCAATGAGCTTTAAGAAGCATTTCGGGGTCTATGACATAGATCACACTGAAAAGTATAAGGTGTTCGACCTTTATAACCCAAGTAACGAACTGGTCTGTAGAATTAGTGGCATGGGGCATGAACTGCCACACAGCCGCCTACGCCACATGCTTGTAGGTCAGAAGTATCGGATCAAACAGGTCAATTATGTGAGGATATTATGATCCTTAACACCGCACTCACCTGTCTAGCCTTAAATATTTACCATGAGGCTAGGTCAGAGCCTCTGTACTCTCAGGTAGCAGTGGCACAGGTCACCCTTAATAGGGTGAGTAACCCTAATTATCCCTCAACCGTCTGTGGCGTAGTGACTCAGAAAGGCCAATTCAGTTGGTATTGGGATGGGCTGTCTGACAAACCTAAAGAGCCTCTGGCGTGGAAGCGTAGTGTCGCTCTGGCTGATCTCATCCTTGAGGCCAACATCTCAGTAGACTGCGTGGATACCTCTACTCACTATCATGCAGACTACGTCAAGCCATACTGGAGTAAAGTGTTTGAGAAGACATGCCAGTTGGGAAAGCATATATTTTATAAAGAAAGAAAAGCATGAAAGCTGAAATACTAAGTCACATGGGTGACGATCTGACAGTGGTCAACGCCGCTAGAGTGTCATTTGATAAGCAGGTCAAGTCTCTTGGTTCAATTGGTACAGACGATAACCAAATTCCTGTACTCCACGACAGGGATAAGAAGCTGATTAAGTATCTGGCTAGGCATAAACACCTGTCTCCATTTGGACATTGCTTTGTCAGCTTTAGGATCACCTGTCCAATATTTGTCAGTAGGCAGCTAGTTAAGCACTCCTATCTTCGCATCAACGAAGTGAGCCGTAGATATGTGAGTAGTGAGCCTGAGATTTATTATCCTGACTTCTGGCGTTCTAAGGCAGAGGACAAGAAGCAAGGCTCTGGCGGGTCTTTGGAATACGCTGGTCAGAACACTGCGATAGACGAATACTCTCAATTGGTAGGACGCGCTTTGCGCTGCTACGATAAGCTCCTACAGGCTGGTGTAGCAGAGGAACAGGCTAGAATGTGCTTACCTCAGTCTGCCTACACTCAATTCTATTGGTCTGGGTCACTAGACGCATTCGCAAAGATGTGTGTGCTTCGATGTGCAGAAGATGCTCAAGCAGAGACTAGGGTGATAGCTAATCAGATAAGTAACATCATGTCTCATATGTACCCTGTCAGTTGGGAAGCCCTGACTGGTAACGATTGGATGGCAAAATATCTGGAGAAAGTGTGATGCCTAGCTCTAATGTAAAATATGTTGTCTATGTGCCCAGCACTAAGAAGTGGCGGGTCAAGGTAGATAAAAACGTCACAGACGCCCTGCCCCACATTAAAAGCTCTGGTACATTTCTGCATAAAGTAGACGCAGAAGAACATGCCAGAGTAATAGCTAAAGCCTATGCCTTGCAAAAGGCAGGTGAGTTAACGTCGATTAACACCGCCGACAATACAGTGATGGGCCTCTTGTCAAAGTATAGGGAAACCAAGAACTATAGGGAGAAGCTAAACCCTGCTTCGCGGCGGGATTATGAGCATTACTTCTCCATCGCTTGCAAGGCTCCTATGGGTGTCAATACTTCCTTTGGTAAGATGCTTATCAATAACGTAACCGCTGACGTAGTTGATCGTCTGCAGGAGTACATCGAAGCACACTACTCATATAACTGCAGCTTCACTACGGTGTCGCGCCTGAGAACTGCTTGGTATGGAACTAAGCGTTATGGCCTGTGGCGAGTTAACCCATTTGAGAGGATGGGTCTGGCGCGGCCTAAGCCTAGACAGATATCTTGGGATGATGATCAATTCTCCCAGATGGTAGAGGCATGTGACAAGGAAGGCTACAAGTCTATTGGCACTCTTATGATCATCTGCCTACACTTCGCGCAGCGCATTGGAGACATGAGGTCTCTGACATGGGAACACATAGACTTTGACTTTACCTGCCCCATGTCGAAGGAGAAGAAGGTAGCCTTCAAGTTCACCCAATCGAAGACAGGCAAGCCCATGATGCTATACGCCACTCCTTTGATCAAAGAGCGTCTAAAGCTACACTCTCGCCATAACACAGATGACTTCGTATTTCGCAATGACGGCGAAGACGCGAAGAATGGAGCTTCCTACATGAAGCCCTATACACCTGACTTACTCCGCAAGAGGTTCCTCAAGATACGCCGCAAGTATGGCTTTGAGGAAGGTTTGTGGATGGCAGACTTTAGACGTAGTGCTGCCAGTTCACTTGCTGATGCGGGTGCAACAGAGTCAGAGATTATGTCTTCGACAGGTCACGCCTCTGAGGATGTTTTGCGTAGAGTTTATCTCTTGCGTAGCGCGACTCAGGCAGAAAGCGGTGCAAAGAAGAGAGGCATACTATGATAACCCGAATCACGAATCACGCATATTTTGGTAAAAAAATATTTAGGTATTTTATAAAAATCTACCAGCCCACGACTTCTACCAAGCCGTGGGGTATTTTTTGCTTTGTTTTCAATCAAATGGCGCGGTTGACGGGACTCGAACCCGCGACCCCCGGCTACGCAGGTAAGTCAATAAAAACAATTACTTACAGGTCTATGTCGGGTATTAACCTGTCACTTCTGCCGTTAATTAAGTGTCGATTAGGGGTTGTAGTATCTGAAAACATGTGTAAGCTGACGCTGCGTCCTTGGGGATGCAGTACTACCAGTAGACCACTAGGATAAACATGACCTACTCAGAGCAATTAGAGATAATAAAGGCTATTCCTATTAAGGAAGGTGAACGAAGAATAATCACCTGTCCTATATGCTATGGCCCAAAGAAGATGAGTGTCTCTAAATCAGACGGTCAACTGATGTGGAATTGCTTTAGGGCAAGTTGTAATGCAAAGGGAATCTACTCAGGTAGACGTAACCTACAGTCAATTAAAAATTACCTTAGCAGCACATCTAGCGAGAAAAATGCTGGTAGGCCACTGCCTGAGATTACTACCTCTGTTGAAAATCACCAGCCAGCCATCGACTACCTTAAATCAGTAAATTCATTTTACGCATATTCTAGCAAATTAATTAAAGTTAGGTATGTACCTTCGGACAATAGAGTACTATTCATCCAAGAAGATGGTGCAGTAGGTAGACTACTGTCAGGATACGGACCAAAGTGGGTAAGCTACGGCATGTTAGAGTGTGGTGTGTCGGTAGGCACAGGTAACACAGTGGTGCTGGTTGAGGATATTCCATCAGCTTGTAGTGTGGCTCGAATTGATAATCATATAGGTCTAGCTTTGCTAGGAACTAAAATATCACACAACATTAGCAGAACACTTAACAATTACACTAAAGTATTTTTAGTCCTTGACAGTGATGCATCTAATATTGCAATAAAGCAATCAAGAATACATGCCGCTAACATTCATGTACGGCTAACTAAGAGAGACTTAAAATTGTTAAGTGTAAACCAAATCATCAAGGTGTTGTATGGAGATTACTAGTTCTCCATCGCACCATTTTAGGCTTGTCGAGCATGCTTGGACGGGTTCATACTTGCTCAAACCATACGGCAGACATTACCGGAAGTCTCTACGGATAATGAGCAAAGTGTTAACTGCACTAATTTTTGAAACAACCTGCCGACAAATGAAGTGGAAGCAACCACCTCAAGCACCGCCCTATATATAATTCCTTAAATAACTTAACCTTAACGCAGAGGACAACTGCGTAATCAACAACCCACCGTCGAAGTCACCAGTACCGACGAAAAACTACAAGGAATATCAAAATGCAATTAAGAGCAATTATGCTAGTAGATCTAGATGTAGAAAACTTCCAAGAGGCTGCAAAGGCAGAGGCTAGGCTTCAAGAGAGTTTAGATGAGTTACAGGCTAACCATAAGTATGTAACCTACACTGCCTTAGATGTTAAAGAGCGTCGAGGTGCAAGTAAACCTGACATCAAGAATATGAAGTTCAGACAAAATAAATAACTTACTCAGCTAAGTAAATTAAAAAGAGCCTCTATTAATTTAGGGGCTTTTTTTATGTCCTGCGTTATGTTAGGTGTTGCCCCTAACTAAGTTTTAGCAAACGGCAAGGACAATGCATGAGTGACCATTCTCTACTAAAAAACTGTTTATCATATGAATTTTTTGAGGACAATAAATCTAAACTAAGGCCAGCCCTGTTCGATGATACTCTTAAAGACATCTACACTACACTGGCAGAGGCGCATCAGAAGTTCAGCAAGGATATAAGCTCCTTGGAGTTAATGTCTTATTGGAGAGCAAAGCATCCTACTAGTACAGGCTCTTGGACCGCTGAGATTGAAGACCACATCAACTCCATAGCCAATGCTGAGACAATAGACCAAGAGGTGTCCTCTGAAGTAATTGAGAATCTCTGGAGACAGTCTATCGGATTGGATGTAGCAAACCTCGGACTGAAGATGTCAGAAGGTGATGCGTCTGCAATGGATCAGCTAACCACCTTAGTAGACAAGGTTAGTGGTGGATATCTGCCAGATAATTACGGCGAGAACGTAACCGACGATATATACGAACTCCTTGCAGTAGTGTCTGACGCTAACCGCTTTAAATTTAACATCGAAACATTGGCAAGAGAGGTCTATGGCATTGGTAGAGGTGAGTTCGGTGTCATAGCTGCATACTCTAATGTAGGTAAAACTGCGTTTGCTATTAGCCTATGCGCTGCTCCGGCAGGGTTTTGCATGCAAGGCGCTAAGGTCTGTTATATTGCCAATGAGGAAGTGGCGAAAAGGACAAAGCTACGGGCTATACAGGCGTACTGTGGTCTGACTAAGGATGAGGTAGCCCTCGACCCACAAGCAGCCGCTGCCAGATACTCAGGCATAAGAGATAGACTTGTATTCGTGGATGCACAGGGCTGGGATGCACAGATGCTTGAGGGCTATCTAGCTAGAGAGAAGCCCGACTTAGTGATCATAGATATGGCAGATAAAATTGCTTTGACTGAGAAGTTCAACTCAGGACACGAAAGGCTAAGAGAGTTATATTACAGGCTCCGCGAGTGTGCTAAAAAATTCGACTGTGCAATACTAGGTCTTAGTCAGGCGAGCGCCGAAGCTGAAGGCAAGACACGCCTTACGATGTCTATGATGGAAGGCTCAAAATTAGGTAAGGCTGCAGAATCCGATATTATGCTGGGCATCGGCAAAATGGACTCCCCAGACAATCCAGATGACCCTGCAAGGTGGATCACTGTGATGAAGAATAAAATCTCAGGTTGGCATGGCACAGTCCAATGTAACCTTGAAGGAAAGGTATCTCGCTATGTTGTATGAGTTACCGACTTACTTAGAATTGCATCTAAAAGATATAGGGGTGCTTCCACCCCCTGCCCCATCAGAGCCAGTAATTGAGAGAGACTTCTCATTCAAAATGCCTGTCTTAGATGAGAATGGGGAGCCAGACTTTTGAGTAAAACAATAAGATTAGATCTATACAAAGATAACATCATCAAGTGCAAGCTAGAGCATATTGCCCTTGAGGTTAAGCGAGGTTCAGTAGTCGGCAAGATGGCTAGATATCTTGTGGAATTGGGCCATGACCTAGACTCTACTATAGTGGTCTACAGGGAAGATACTATCTGCTTCCTACCCATGACCTTATCCGCTTGGGCTATGACTCAGGTGAGTGAGAATGATAAAGAGTTTAGGTTTGTAAAATATCAGCCCTTTGAGGGGTTTAATAATGAATAGGCTTCTATCTAGTACAAGCCTATCCCGCCCCCTTAACATACTTATACTGGACCTTGAGACTACTGTAGAGCGTATATTCGGTAGGATAGACAACTCACCTAAGAATCCTAAAAATAGGTGTGTTTCGGCCCATTATGGATGGCTTGGAGAGACTACGGTTGATTTTGTTAAGAATGATATATTCTTCCACAATGAATGTAATAATCCTGATGGCAGAGATTGTCTTGAGGAACATTTAGCTTACGCAGATGTCTTAGTGTGCCATAACGCTAAGTTTGATGTCGAATGGCTACTGGAGATGGGCTTTAAGTTGCCCCCTAGCGTCTATTGTACAATGATCGGAGAGTATATTTTAGCTAAGGGTAGGCGTAATGGCATTGGCCTCAAGGATACAGCCCTTCGACGTAAGACAGATAGCTTCAAGAAGTCTGACTTAGTAGACGAAAACTTTAAGTCGGGGATTGGCTTTGAGGCCATGCCTCTTGATGAGGTAATTGAGTACGCAGAAGCTGATGTTCGTGCCTGTGGAGAGATATATCTCGCCCAGCAAGTAGACTTTGAGAGAGAACATAATCAGTCACTGTCTACTGTGGTTCCATTTATGAACGAAATGCTCATGTTCTTAGTCGAAATTGAGATGAACGGAACCAAGATAGACTTAGATGTCTTATCTGAGGTCAAGAAAAAGTTTGAGGCTGAGAAGGAAGGGTTAACTGTACGCTTAAATCAGATTGTTGAACAAGTTATGGGTGACACGCCTATAAATTTGAATAGTGGTGCTGACATGACAAAGGTAGTCTACTCTAGAGTAGTACTAGACCGTCATATACACCAGAACACGTTTAATATTGGTACTAATGAGGCAGGTAAGAGCCTTATGCCGCCAAGAATGTCTGCAAACCAGTTTTCTGACGCAGTTCGCGCATGTACGCGCATAGTCGAGAAGACTACAGCCATATGCTGCCCTGATTGTCAGGGTGCGGGAAGTATTCAGAAGTATAAGGTAAAGACTAAGGTTAAGAATAAGAAAAAGTACAGGGTTCAAGGTGAGCCGTACAAAAACAGGACTAGGTGTGCAACCTGTAAAGGTCTGGGCGCTTTATATCAGCCCACTGGACAGACCGCTGGCTTGAAGATGGTTCCATCTGGCCCAATGGACGCCTCTATAAATGGATTTAAGACAGATAAAGTAACTCTACATAAGCTAATTAAACAGGCTAAGGCTAAGAATAATGATGTTGCAGTCGAGTTCCTGACAAAGAGTAGCAGACTGAATGCAATATCTACTTACCTAGATAGCTTTGTTGCTGGCATTGAGAGGGGTACTAGAGCCTCTGGCTTTCTACACCCGAATTTCAACCAGTGTATAGCAGCTACTGGTAGGCTTTCGTCGGGCGGTGGTATGTCGCCAAATCTGCAGAACCAGCCAAAGAGAGGCTTTCCAGTTCGCGCCTGTATAGTTAGTCGGTTTGAAAACGGAGAGATTTTAGAAATTGACTACTCCCAATTAGAATTTCGTGCGGCAATTGAGTTGTCTAGAGACAGTCAAGGTCTGGCAGACATTTTAGAGGGTAAGGATATCCATAAGCAGACCGCCTCTATCATCCTTCAGAAAGACCCAAGTGAGGTGACTAAGGAAGAGCGCCAAACCTATGGAAAGCCCAATACATTTCTGCCTCTTTTTGGTGGTACGGGAAATGGGATGCTTCCGCATGAGAAAGCTTACTTCGTCAGGTTTGGTGAAATATATGAGGGCGTTGCAGCATGGCATCAGAGACTGATGACAGGTACTCTAAAGGATGGGATTGTCCAAACCCCGTCAGGTAGGCAGTACTTCTGGCCCAATGTCATCAGAACCCGCAATAATAGGGTAACTAACTCTACTCAGATACTTAACTACCCCGTACAGGGCTTCTCAGCCGACTTAGTGCAGCTATCCTGCATTAGAGCATTGCGGCTGTTCAGAGAGCATAAGTTAAAGTCAAAATTAATCCTCACTGTACATGACTCAATCGTGTCAGATACTCATCCAGATGAAATTGACATAGTTAAACAGCTACTTACAGAGGCTACGACTAAGGTGGGCGAAGAGTCCGAAAAACTATTTGGTTACAAGCTAGTAGTTCCCTTAGATGTGGAGATTTCTCATGGTAAAAATTGGTTAGATCAAGAGGAATATGCTTGACCATGCCGTCTACTAAGTGTTAAGATGTACCCCTAGCGAAAAGGAAAATCAATGTCTGATTTAGCACTAAAAGAAGATGGCTTAACAATCGAAGAAATGGCTGCAGCTTTAGGAGCAGCAAATAATAACAAGGACCGCGCACCTAGCGTGGGGGCTTTGAAGATTAACTCCTTTGGAGAGGATGCAAATGGAGATCAAATTCCCCTTGGGTCATTCTTTCTAAATAACCAGAACCCCAGAGTTTATGCAAAAGAAGGTGTACGCTTTCGGGCATTCACCAACCACATTCAGTTTCAGCATTGGGATGATGGAAAGTTACTTAACAAGTCACTCTTAGTACTAAATCAGAAGGCACAGGCAAGGGATCAATTAGGCGGTGAAATGTGCGGCATGCCCACCTATGAGCAGTCTATTTCCATGTCTCCAAAGGAGCGTGAAGAGTATCTGGGCCGTGACAGGTATCGTATCATTCGAGGCGTAGTAAGTTACACTGGCACTACTGCTAAGGGTGAAGAGGTTACCATTGAAAATGAACCTTGCGTCCTATCACTAAAACGTAAGAACTACGGACCTTTCTACCATGACGTAACCAATCGCATGCCTAAAGGCATATCTAATCTTTGGGATTTTGAGAGTATTCTAAAGGCAGATAAGTGTAAGACTGACAAGGGTGCAGTATACTACGTCATGCGCTTTACCCCACAGTTTGATAACCTTCTGGAAGTAGATCAGATGGTTAGTGACACTATCAAGCATACGTTTGGTTTAGTAGCTAGTGAAAACAAGCGCATTGATGAGGCGTATAAGAATGCGTCAATGCAAGCGCAGGACGAAGCCTATCAAGATGAAATTATGGATCAGGTTAACACCCTAGAGCATGACTTCGGCTAATGGGTTTAGTTACAGGTATGAGTAATGAGGTATACCATGCGCAAGCTGGTATATCCTCTACCGCCGTCAAAACTGTTTACAAGAAGTCGCTGGCTCACTGGAAGGGTGAGAAGCGCACTAATTCTACTGCTTTTGCCGTAGGTTCAGCCGTCCATGCTAATCTGTTAGAAGTTTCACGCGGATTAGTAATCAAAGGCCCAAAGACGCGGCGCTCTAAGATATTTACTGAGATGGAAAGTAACTTACAGGAAGATCAGATACTTCTCACTGAGGTAGAATACCATGTGGCTAACCGTATAGCTAAAGGTGCGTTAGATAACCCTACTTGTAAGGATATTCTTCAGCATCCAGAGCGTCAGAATGAGGTTAGTATATTCTCAGAGTGTGAGCGCACAGGATTAAAGCTAAAAACTCGCCCAGACTGCATGATACTGTCTAATAAGTCGGTTTATGATGTGAAGACCACCATAGACGCGAGTCCATCAGGTTTTGCGAGAGAGTGCCAGAAGTATGGGTACGATTTGCAGGGAGCCTTTTACTTATATGCCTGTCAGATGGCTAAACTAGATGTAAATGAGTTTTCTTTTATAGCGTGTGAGAAATCTGCACCCTATGTCAGTCATCTTCATGTGATTGGGCCTGAGTTAATGGCCTCTGCTACTGAGCGAATGCATAATACCTTAGCTATAATAGCTAATGCAACTGAACAGGAAGATTTTGGTACAAGCTGGGGTGACTATTCCATCCTTGAGTTACCTAAATGGCTATAACCCCTCAGTCGGCTAAGGCTAAGGGGCGTAAGCTGCAACAGTGGGTTAGGGATAAACTCTATTCCTCTTTTAAACAGCTAAAAGACGGTGACATACGCTCAACATCAATGGGAGCCAATGGGGAAGATATATTATTCAGCCCTGCAGCTAGAAAGCTATTTCCCTACTCAGTTGAGTGCAAGTCAAACGCTAAGAACGCCATCTACAAGGTGATGGATCAAGCCTCAGAGAACTGCCCTAAAGGGGCAACTCCATTAGCAATAATTAAAGCAGATCGACAGAAGCCTCTCGCTGTTGTCGATGCAGAACACTTTTTTAAACTAACTAAGAGAAAGTAACCCTATGGATAAACCAGATAAAATTCCTGAGAACAGTATGTCTATTCAGCTAGTACTGAAAGACGATACAATGGATATTGGCGTGATGCATAATTTTGCAGAAGACCTGCCAGAAGAAGAGCGCATCTTCTACACAGATGCCTTAAATGGATTGGTAGCGCAGCTTAATACGGGCCTTGAGACAATGGCCTTCACTGGAATGCTTCTTCGTCAGTTAACTGAATTAGAGGAAGACGATGGGGAGGGTATAGACTTTGAGGCTGCACCAGAGCTTCTGGAAGCTATCGCAGAAAATAAAGTCATAAAATTCAAGAAGAAGCTTCACTGATGTTGCGTGACTTCGACGCTGAAGAGCGAATGGCTTCACTGGACCGCGACATGGTCAACAGCCCACCTCACTATAATCAAACCATCGAATGCATTGATGCTATGGAAGCAATGTCAGCGGGTTCGGGAGTAGCACCTCACGCAGCATATTGCTGGCAGAACTCTTTTAAATATCTCTGGCGCTGGCCTTACAAAGACAAACCTATCGAAGATCTCAAAAAGGCCCGCTGGTATCTGGATCGTCTGATTGAGGAACTTGAAGAATGATCACGCAAGAAGATATCGACGCAGTGGCTGAACTAGCAGAGCCACTACCGCAAGCTGGCCTTCACGACATGCCAGATGATTGGGATAAACACAGACATCTATCGCCTTTAGAAATGGTATCGGACTTCGCTTCCAGAATGGAACAGCCATTAGGCGAGAAATGGAAGTTCAGTACGAAGCTTGAAGATTTTCGCTGGAAAATGATTCAAGAGGAATACGGAGAGTCTTTTGATGAAAGCTGCAACGGAAATAACCCAGAGGCAATGCTCAAGGAGTTAGCTGACTTAGTCTACGTTATTTACGGTTACGCAGCCACATACGGTTGGAATTTAGACAAAGCAGTTCGCCGTGTACACCAATCCAACATGAGCAAGCTGGGCCTAGACGGCAAGCCGCTTAAAGGGCCAGACGGCAAAGTGCAGAAGGGTCCGAATTATAAAAAACCAGATTTGAAAGATTTAATATGAAAAGTAATTACTTACCTTCCGACTACCAGACATTTATTGCCACCTCACGCTACGCACGTTGGCTAGAGGATGAAGGGCGAAGAGAAACTTGGCCTGAGACAGTATCTAGGTACATGACTAACATTGTTATTCCCTTTATGGAATATGAAAGTAATGGCACAATCACTACAGACTCGGATACAGCCTCTGAAATTGAAGAAGCTATACTGAACCTAGAAGTCACACCCTCTATGCGAGCTATGATGACTGCAGGTTTAGCAAGCCAAAAAGACAATACAAGCATGTATAATTGTAGCTACCTAGCCGTAGATCGTCCTATAGCCTTCGATGAAGCAATGTACATCTTGCTTAACGGAACTGGTGTCGGGTTCAGTGTAGAGAGGCAGTACGTCAGTAAGCTGCCAGACATCCCAAGTGACCTTTTCTACTCCGACACTGTTGTCAGTATTAAGGATAGTAAGGCTGGGTGGGCTAAGGGTCTTAGACAAGTTTTGGCTCTCCTATGGGCTGGTGAAATCCCTCAGTGGGATGTTTCAAAGGTTAGACCTGCAGGTGCTAGATTGAAAACTTTTGGCGGTAGGGCTTCTGGACCTGCGCCTCTAGTGGATTTGTTTAACTTCGTCGTTACTACCTTTAAGAATGCTTCTGGCAGAAAGTTGTCTTCCGTAGAAGCCCACGACATCATGTGTAAGATAGGTGAGGTAGTCGTAGTTGGTGGAGTTCGGCGCAGTGCCATGATTAGCTTATCTAATTTAAGCGATGACAGAATGCGTCACGCTAAGTCAGGTGCTTGGTATTTAAATGACCCTCAACGGGCGTTGGCTAATAACTCAGTTTCCTACTCAGAGAAGCCAGACATGAAGAGCTTTATGCGTGAGTGGGTGGCCTTAGTGGAAAGTGGTTCTGGAGAGAGAGGCATTTTCAACAGGGAAGCAGCTAATAAACAAGCCGCTAAGAATGGGCGGCGTAAAGAATATAGTGATTTTGGAACAAATCCTTGTTCAGAAATAATTTTACGAAGTGCTGGCGTGTGTAACTTAACTGAGTGTGTAGTACGAGCCACTGATGATATAGACTCATTAGAGCGTAAGGTTAAATTAGCCACTATTCTTGGAACCATACAGTCTACATATACTTACTTCCCCTACCTGAGTAAGCGTTGGTCAGACAATGCCAGTGAGGAAAGGCTTCTAGGAGTAAGTCTTACGGGTATTATGGATAACCCCCTGATGACAAATGATAACCCAAACCTAGCACAAATTCTAAACCGTCTTAAACAGGTAGCAATTGATACCAATAAGGAGTGGGCCGAATTATTAGACATTCCTCAGTCGGCTGCTATTACCTGCGTGAAACCATCGGGCACAGTTTCACAACTTGTTGATTCCAGTAGCGGATTGCACCCACGACACTCCCCTTTCTACATTCGTACAGTACGGGGTGATAATAAAGATCCTTTAACTCAATTTATGATTGATCAAGGTATACCTGCAGAGCCTGACGTTATGAAGCCAGATGCTACCACCGTATTCAGCTTCCCATTCAAAGCTCCTGATAATGCAGTCTGTACAGAGGATGTTCCGGCTATTGAACAACTACAGACTTGGCTGGCGTACCAGAGACATTGGTGTGAACATAAACCAAGCGTGACGATAAATGTTCAGTCAGATGAGTGGATGTCTGTAGGTGCTTTCGTCTATGAACACTTCGATGAGATGTCTGGTGTCAGCTTCTTGCCGTACAATGAACATACATATCAGCAAGCTCCGTACCAAGAGTGTGATGAGACTGAGCCTAAGTTTGTACATGACAAGGATGGCCCTACGGATCAAATACTTACTCATAGCTACAAGAGTATGCTTGAAATGATGCCTGATAGCATTGATTGGTCTAAGTTATCTGCCTACGAGAAAGAAGATAACACATCTGGATCACAGACCCTCGCATGCAGTGGTGACGTATGTGAAATGGTTGATATTTAATGATTAATTACAAAAAAAAGCCCCCAAGTCGCTTGACTTAGAGGCTGATTTACACTACTTTAAGAGCATCAAAAGATTCCAAGATTTTTTTGGTATATGGGTTTGGTCACCCATCTTAGTTGGAAGCCCTCTGCATTATTTGCAGGGGGTTTTCTTTATTGAACTCCCAATTCTAGCATCTGTGCGTCTAGCTCACTATCGTCGCCAGTTATACCGTAGAGTGTATTAGTAGCCATCGAAGGTTGAGACCTGTCGTATGACTGCTTACCTATGCCAGCTACCTGATTGGCCACATACTTAGTGCCATCCCATAGTAATCCACCAGTAGTCCTGACTACGCCCTGATCCCTGTACTTATTCTTAATATTGTTAAAGCCTTCTTGGATGACTGTGGCGGCTCTCTTCTGAACCTTCTTATTTTTACTTATGTAGTCAGCTAGTAGCTTAGGATTTAAGAACAAGATTTCCATCTGCTTACGTCTGTTACCAGCAGGGAATTTATTTACTAGATTTTTAAAGAATTGAGACCCAATCGCTGCAGTCTGCAGGGAAGCCTGACCAGAGCCGCCTAGTACACCTACGTTAGCACCTGCAATCCTAGCTAAGTTATCTAACATGGCTGCAGACTGCGACAGTACAGTGTTAAATTGAGTACCAGTTTCGGTAGTCTTCTGGATACGAACAGCTTCATTCAGTAGCAGACCTACAGCCTCTACGGAATCCTGATCTATCAGGCCATTCTTCTGCATTATTTCAATTCTAGTAGTACCCTTAGTTGCATTAGTATCTACGGGCGCAAATAACTGTTGAGTTAACGCTAGGAAGTCTATCTCACCATCTTTCATGGATGCACCTAGCATAAGGTCAAAGGTAGAGGCTCTAAGGTGATCCATAGCCGTCTTAACTTCTTCTGGGCTTCTGCGTTGAGCTACAGCCGCATCCTTAATAACCTTGACTAGATTACTATAGTCTTGGTCGGGGTTCTTACCATTGAATACCTCTGCGACTGCAGTATTAAAGTTTTCAGTATCCTTAAAGTTATCTACCTTAGCTGCATACCCTGCAGCCTCTTCAGAAGCCGCCAGCAAGTCCTCTGCTATTTGCTTAACTTGAGGGAAACGATTAAGAAGCTCCTTATTATCATCCAGCCAAGTATTGAGCGCCTGTTCTGTAGGAATGCTATCCCTTATGCTGTTGTCTCTGAGCTTACGGATCTCTCCCAAGAGCATTGTCTCCTGTTCAGCCGACATTCTAGGCCCAAGAGGTTTTATCTCAGGGGGTACATCCAGTTCTCCGTATAATTGCTCATTGTCTAATGAGAATATACCTTCACCTTCGTATACGTCTTCTGGTGGCGGGGGTGGAGTTTCATTCTGTTTAAAGGGTTTAGTCTCAGGAGTGAATACTGTGGCTCCATCTGCATTAGCTATTATAGCTTCGTCTTTAGACTTCGGAGTATCAGCTACCCGCATACGCTCCATAGGATATACGGGCGCTCTATCCCAAAATGCTTTTAGAGCTTCAGACATAGACGGCGTATCTGGACCTTCTATTAGACCATCTCTGTCTAGTGAAGGGTCTGCCTTTACGGGATTTACGTCAGCCGCTGCTTGTCTCGCCCCTGCCTCTAGTGCGTCATCTGTCTGTTGCTGCACAGTACCTATTGCTGCTACATCTGCAAAATCTGCAGCTTCGCCAGCGTCACGCAGGTTTACGTTCTTCTGCAGTAGAGATCCATTAGTTGCACTCTCTGCAGCTAGTCTAGGATCATTAGAGAACCCACCAGAGCCAGCCCTCTCTAGAGTACTTTTAACCCAAAATCTATTATACTTCTCATTCAGCGCGGCACTGAATTTTCTAGCCATCTTAATGTCTTGGCTCTTATAGCCCTTTACATTATTTAGAAGCTCCACTGCAGATGCCGCTATCTCATCGTAAATGTCTGCAGTCTTTAGATCAGGTGTAGGTCCACTACCTGCCATCCTAGCCTTGTTGAGAAAATAACTACGGAATTTTAATACTTCCCCTACGCTTACGGCTTCACCTCTTTCGGCTCTACCTATCATGCTACTAAGCACCTGATTAGGTGTTACGTCACCATCTGCTATTGGGGCCGCTGACGGTAGTTTTTCCCTCTGCGCTTCAATGGTACGGGCAATTCCTTCGGGATTAACCTGTACTGTCGGATCTACACGCTCCCACCAAAATGTCTCCATAGCGCGAAGGTTTGTCTTGCCTTCCCTGAGAAGACCTTGGATTGCTAGACCCGCCTGTTCTACATTGCCTTCTGGAATAGCTTTTAGGATTTCCAGCATTCTTGATGACCTAGATTTATATTCAGCCTGTAGAATGGCTTGAACATATCTACTCTGCATCAACTCACCTAGTTGAGCCGTTCCTTCTCCTTGTAGTAGCTTTCTAGAAAGTGCCTCAATACCAGCCAGCGCCTCACTAATTTGCTGGTTTACCTTAGTCTTAAATTGATCAGATCCATTAAGCAGGTAGTTCTGTGCGCCTACTAGAACTTCACTGTCAGTGGCAGTACCTGCAGGTAACGCGCTAGAGGAAGCGTCTAGGGCATTTAACTTACCTAAGAAGGTTTCTACTTCGTATTCTTTGGATTGCGCCTCTAGCCTCTCAGCTTCCGCTATATTACCGTCAGTCCTTGCCTGATCCGCTTGATTTTTAAGACCCTGTCTAAATTCTTCTGCAAGTATTATGAGGTCTTGTGCTGCACCATTTCTACCGCCTTCTGTAGTCGTGCCAGATATAATTCTATCTACTGCATTTTTACCTAGCTGTAAGACAGGTGCGTTGTTAAGAATAGTCTTGACTGTCGCTGGTGCTAAGGTAAAGCCAAAGCCGCCAGCAAGTTCACCTATTAGCTGACCGTATGGATTATTCGGGTATTGCTTTTGCATAAAGGCTGCACCAGAAGATGCGCCTAAAAGTGCCAAGGCTTCTGAGCTAAGTACAGCTTTAGGGTTCTCAGCCATAGATCTAAGTACTGGATGCATTGTTGGGCTGGTGGCTAATTTAGTTCCAGCCTTCAAGGATGCCCTGTAGAGAGCCGCTGCAAAGCCAATGTTCTCTCCGAATACTCTGTTGAATTGGTAAGTAGCTCTAAGATCCTCTGGTATCTCACGCACACTATCTGGAAGGTCGATGCCTAATTTCCTTAGACCTTCGCGGATGCTCTGCGAGCCGCCCAAAGGATAGCTAACATCTTCATCTACGTCATCGCTAAACAGGCTGGGTACAGTTTTTCTCTGATACGGCTGAAAATAAAAGTCTGGGTCATAGTTAGGACTATCAGGATCATCTACCCCTTCTGGGGCATTAAGGCTGGCAAGAAAGTTTGCCCCCTTTTTCCCAGCTTCTGACAATAGAGATAATAAGTCTACTGGTAGACCTAAAGTAGTTACAGCCGCATTGCCAAGCGCCAAAGCAGATGTCTGCATTGGACTGATATCCCTGACAAACTCACCTGTCATTAAGACGTTTAATATTTCTTGGGGTGGAGTACCGTCTTCAAAAGCCTTCTTAAAGTCGTAGGTAGTTCCATCTATGTCAAAGGTATCTATCCCCGCCGTAAACAGATATTCTATAATAGCCTCTGGGGGAGCATTGTCTTGAAGAGCCTCTAGCATAGGTGCAGCATTAATAGCTTGCTTTTCTTCAGACGGCATAGTTGCAGAGGCAATAGCTTCATCGTCCAGCATTTCCGCTGTCTGTAAATCCGTACTATCTAGCACAGGGCCGACAGTGTCTTGCTGTACGGGAATAGGTTCCACATCAGGAGTTGCTGGATATGGAATGTCAGCCGCCGCTGAAATGGCATCTTCCCTAGAGTCACTGTCTGGTACAGATGTCTCTGGTGCAGTATCCTCTAACGCAGATAACTGAGCATCAAGCTCTTCGTCTGACAAGGTCGTAATATCGTCCGTATCATCTTCTAATTCAGCAAGTTGCTTTTCAATCTCTTCATCTGAAAGTAAGGATAAATCAGCTTCCATTAGTTATTCGCCTTTGCTGCTTCTCTTCTTGCTTTCTCTGCGCGTAACTGTTCTGCAGTATATGTTGGTGTAGTTGCAGGTTTAGTTTGAGAGCTAGAAGGTTCAGTTACTATCTCGTAGTCACTCAGGTCATAATTCTTAATAGCTTGATCGAAGGCAAGTTGTACCGCCTTATAGCCATCCAAGACTGCACTCATCTGTAGAGATTTTGCGTAAGCCTCTGCCTTCTGCTTAGGATTAGTCTTACCTGCAGGGTCATTAACAAGAATAGAGAGTTTGTTTAAGTCTTTCTGTAATGTGTCAACAGTCCTATCAATGGCAGTCTTTGCATCGAAGTCTGTTGTCATAAATTTTGCAGCTTCTGGTAAAATTTCCATAAGCTGCTGCTTGTTATATACGCTATCCCTAGAACCTTCTACCGCAACGGATAATATCCTAGCTGCAGTGTTATTGAGAGCTTTCATGTAGTCTATGCCACTTGCAACATCCTTAAAGGGCGTCCATCCAACTAGGGATGTACCTTTATTAATAATGTTACCAAAGAAACCTGAGTTACCCATAGATACGCTAGGATCAAATCCTAATTTCTTAATGATGCTTTGATGCCCACCCTGTAGAACTGCATCACTGGAAGCTATGTCTTCTGGTGACATATCAAGGACAGAAGTAATCTGGGGAGTACTCATAGCAGCATTTCTTACAGAAAGAGCATCTACTACTATTGGATCAGTAGGCCGCATGCCGCTTGAGTTTTCTGGGAGATTAGCAATATTTACGGCAACGGGGTTCCCTGTAACTGGATCACTTTTAACGGATAGTGCTTTTGTGTGTATGAGAGTTGCAGTTTTTCGATCAACACCAGCACTCATAATTAGCTGAATTGCAGCTTCTGAATTTAAACCCTCAAGGGTTATTTTAGCATTGAGAATATCAGGCAATTCGTTGTTTATAAATGCATTCCCAACCGCTTGCTCATCAGCATTTGGCGATCTAATTTTATTTCTAGCGTCAACAATCATACCAACTATAGAATTGTTATCGTAGGATACCTCTTTAGGATCAGGCTCTTTCTCTGTCTTAGCAGAATTATCCTTCCAATCACGCTCAAACTCAGCCATCGCTCTTACAAGGTCTGGGCCAGAAAGTTCTTCAGTTTCGGGTCTGTTTATGAAGTCAGAGAATGCAGCCGCATAAGCGGTAGTAAATTTCTCAGCTTCCTCTGGCTTACCTTCTATTTTCTCAAGTGTAGCTCTTACCCTAGACAGCTTATCCACTGCTGCCTGATTAATAGTACCATCAGGGTTTTTGAATGTTTCAAATCCAGCATTCGCTACTTTTAGATTAAGGTCATCCATAGTTTTAACGCCGTCAAAGTTTAACGCATCTGCGTTAGCCTCTACAATCACCTGACCAGTTTTAGTAGCTATGGCGCTATCTACCAATGTAAGTTGTGTGTCATCCAAATTGCCTAAGTTTTTCATAACTTGCAGCACAGATAGATCTAGCTTCGCAACCTTTTCAGCATCAGCCCAAGTATCCGCTTCAGAAGCTAAGGTAGTTGCCTCCTTAAAATCCTTCTCATACTTAGTTATCTGTGCAGTGGTAGGCATCTTAATTTTACCAGTGATAGGGTCAATAAAACCAAAACCGCCCTCTACCATGAAAGCCTTTGCAGACAGTTCCTTCATGCTAAGACCTTGGAAGTCAATAGCTTCTTTATTTAGCCGCCGATCTCTAGAGAGGATGCTCATTACTTGAAGATTAATTAGATTCTCTGCGTTTCTAGTAAGCAGGGTCTGTGGTATATTAGGTTTAGAAGCTAAAGCGGCATACCGCTTAATAGCTGTATTGTAGAATGCTTCATCTTTATCCAACGAAGCAGCAGCAACTCCTAAATTGTTTGAATTTTTAACTGCTTCATTCATAAGTATCTGGGCAGAAATAATACTATGAGGTTCTGAACCTTCCTTATGCTTACTTAATTCTAAGAGTAGTGTAGGTTCTTCGACTTTAGCCATAGCCTCTAAGTCAGTCCAGAAATCTACTTTACCTAAAGCCTCTGCCTCTCTAGCCGCTTCTATATAAGGTTTTAATGCATCTTCTCCACCTTCACCTGTAGTAAGAGATATTTGTGCAATTTCTGCGGAGCTTTTACCTTTTAAGTCATTAGCTGTTACGCCAGCGGTAACAAAGTTATTACCTGTAGACTTTGCCCATTCGTCTACAAGTAATGCGTTAGCTGTGTCACCTTTTTTAAGAAGCTGTTGATATGTACCATACCAGTTTTCTGGGCGAAGTTTTGATGTATCTATGCTTTTATTATTCTTACCAAACGTCAGAGTAGGCTCTACGGTTTTTTCATTTACAGGGTCCATAC